CTGAAAATCCTTTTTGGATTAAAAATTTTATTGAATTAAGAAAAAAATATAGAAAGATTCCTATCGCCAATCTTTTACAATTTTTAGAATTCGAGTATAAAATTGAATATAAATCTCAAGAGACTACTGAACCATTTACAACTAGTTGGGTATATATGTACGCAAAGAGCGTGGCGGGTAAGATGCGCTTAGATGAGGCTGCCTCTAAAGGACGATATGTTTATATTTTAACTAATATAGCTTATCCGGGTTATTGTAAAATAGGTAAGGCTATTACACCTTCTAAGCGAGTTAAACAAATAAATGGAGCAGGTACCGTTTCTGAATGGGATTTAAAATATGCTTTACCTGTTACTGATGATTATAAGGTTGAGAATTTAATTCATAGTAAGTTAGAATCTTTAAGAAGAAGTAGTCATCAAGGCTCTTCTAGAGAATTTTTTGAAATTAGTTTGGAAAATGCTCTTGAAATACTTATTTTAATGGGTGAAGATTTTTATAATGGAGAATTAATTAAATATTAAATATGGATTATATTATTTATTACCTTATTATAGGGTATTTCGTCTCGTTAGGGTTTCATGCAATGGTGTATTTTTCACCTGTAGAAGAAAAATTTACTGCTAAAGATGCTTTAGGGACAATAATTTTTTGGCCCCTAGTAATTTATGGATTTATAAAAGAACTAATTAAACATCATAATGAACATAACAGAAGAAAATAATTTAGAAAAGCAATTTATTCCTTATTTAGAACCTATTGTTAACCAAACTTTAGAGATGGTTGAAATTATTTCTAAAGGAGAAGACTTTGATAAAAGTGAAATAATTAAATTACTTGATCAACTACAAGAAGATTTTGGAGAATATATTCATATGATGTCACCCGAAACTCAGGGCAGAATCTTAGAGGTTAGTTACCAACTTGCCGAATTCGATGAAATATATGACTTGCAAGATGCCCCACTTAATACCCAACCTTTTGAAGGATTCACAAAGTAATAAATGTTCTTAAAAGCTTATGACAAAAGGCTTGGCTTGTAGAGATACCAATCGTATGTTAAAAGTAAGAGAAAAATAAATGAACAAAAAAAGCAAAATGAGAGAGATAGAAAGATGGGAAATGGTATAATGGTATATGCGTTAGAAATGTGTGATAAATGTAATATGTTAAAAGATGAATTGGATAGAAATAGTATCCAATACCAATATATTAATATTAGTAGAAATAATGCTTTAGGAGATAAATTAGAAGACGTATACCAATGTACTTCTTACCCTATGGTTTTAAGTAAATCTATTATGTTTTTACCTTATACATCTTTACCTATTAACCCTGGAATTAAAATCTATAATTCAATTACTGAATTAGTACAAATACTTAAACAATAAAATAAAAATGAGATACAAACAATTAGTTTCGGACAAATTAGAACAATTAGATAATAGTTTTCACCAACTAAATTATTTAATTAATACACAAGATACTTATCAAGCTAAAGAATTTATGGATACCATGAGAGAAAAAATAGCTGATATTCAAACACTTATCAACACTAATACTGAAGATTAATGGAATTAAAACTTACAGCACAACAAATAGCTGAGAATTGGGATATTTTAATGTCTCGTATTGATTCTTATATTGCTGAACCTAGACGTTCACAACTTAAAGATTTTTATTCTAAATTTCAAGAACGTATCATAATGATGCCTGCTTCTTATAAAAAAGAATATCATAATGCATTTCCAGGTGGATATGTTGATCACGTTATAAGAGTTATAGATGGATCTCTTAAATTAAATAAAGTTTGGAGGGAAATGGGAGTAGATGACTCTACTTACACTATGGAAGAATTAGTATTTTCTGCCTTAAATCATGACTTAGGTAAAATAGGAGACGAACAAAACGAATCTTATATCCCTCAGACAGATAAATGGAGACAAGAAAAATTAGGAGAAGATTATATGTTTAATGATAAATTAGCATTTGCATCTGTTCCTGATAGATCTTTGTTTTTACTTCAATCACATGATATTAAATATACTTTTAATGAAATGGTTGCTATCCAAACACATGATGGGATTTATGATGAGGGTAATAAAAAATATTTTATGTCATTTACTCCAGGTCAAAAACCAAGAACATCTTTACCTTTTATATTACATCAAGCCGATTTAATGGCGTCTCGTATTGAGTTTGAAAAAGAATGGTTACCTAAATTAGGTAAAGATAAAAAAGTAGAAGTAAAAGTACCTACTAAATATACTGCTAAAACACCTACTTTATCTAATGCTAATGCACCTTTTGCTAATCTTTTAAATAATTTATAAAAAATGGTATTAATTTATATTAATATAGGAGTAATTATATTTGGAGTTATAGGATATATAATTTGGAATTTACTTAAAAAAACAGAAAAACTTGAAAATCAAATTGCTGTTCAAGAAAAATATATTTTAGAATTTTACGACTTAGTTAAACAATCTGAAGTAAAAATCAAAGAAATAGATAATAAACAATTATTCCAATCAGATGATGAAGTAGGATTTTTCTTTACAAATTTAAAAACTATTCAAGAAGCTCTTTCAGATTATATAAAATTTATAAAATAATATGGAAGTAGAAATAGCTGTAAAGAATATATTAATTGTACCTCAAGAAGATCTTGGAGTACAGTTTACAAAAAAAGGAACAATTCGAAAGCGTAAACCTAAAGAGAAAAAACAATATTTTACTCAAGATACTGAAGATGCTATTATTGAATACTTAGCTGAAACTGATCCACTTTTAAGAAATAAAATATATAATGAACGAATTGATTATGGTTTTTTTAAATTAACCGAAAATATTATTCATACATTTAAATTTTATTATACTGAAGTAGAAACAATTGCTGAATTGCAGCATGAGGTAACTTCATTTTTACTTGAGAAACTTCATTTATATAATCAAGATAAAGGAAAAGCATTTTCTTATTTTGGGACTATTGCTAAACGTTATTTAATTCTTTATAATAATAAGAATTATGAGAAATTAAAAAGTAAAGCTGAGGTAGAAGCTATAGATGAGGATCAAACTATTGTTTTAAATATAGTTAATAACTCAAAAGGGGCAGATGATGCTTTAATGGGTGAAAATTATTTTATAGATAAATTTATAGCATATGTAGATTTACATTTATTTAGAATATTTCCAGATCCTGAAGATGCTAAGACCGCAGATGCTATAATTCAATTATTTAGACATAGAGAAAGTTTAGATATCTTTAATAAAAAAGGAATATACATTTATATTAGAGAGCAAACAGATCAAGATACACCTCAAATAACAAAAGTAATAAAATCACTTAAAAAAGTGCATTATAGATTGCTACAACAGTATTTAGATTATGGATATGTTAACCTAAATTATTAAAAAGGTTTATAAATCCTATATTTATAACGAAAATATATTATGGATTTTAATTCAATAACAGTATTTGGTAAAAAAACATTTGCCGATTTGTTAAAAGAAATACATTCTAATTCTTCTAATAAAGAGAAAGAAATTAGAAGCTTAATAGAAAATTTAAAACCGCTCATCAATTCTACTGGTGATGCGGTTATTATTGTTCCTTTAATTAAAGATTATCTAGACGTATCAGTTAAAAATGATGATTTATTAATTAAAATGGCAGGTATAGTTCAAAGATCTATGAGTACTAAAAATGGAGAAGATGAAGGTTTCTTATCTGATGGAGATAAAGAACAATTATTTATGTCAATCCAACAATTAAATGAACAAGTAACTGAATTACCTGTAAAGAAACAGAATGAGTAGTTTATATCCTAGTTTACAACAGAGTATATCCAATATAGCTAGTGGTAAAGGAAATAAGGGCCAAAGCCTATTTTTCTTTGCTCGAGTTAATGATATCTTATTATCTGTTAATACCAACACTAAAGACTTTTTTAAAGATGGAGGTGGTTGGGCTGGACTAGGTTCAATTAAATTTACTCCTACAGGTACTACACCTGATACAGGCAAACCTACTAAATTAATAGCTAAACCTTTATTTAATAATATATCTAAATACCCAATTATAAATGAATTAGTACTTATATTAAGTGCTCCTTCTTATGGGTTAAATGAAGACCCACAAGCTAAAACTTTTTATTATCTAACTACAGTAGGTATTTGGAATAGTATTCATCATAACGCTTTTCCTGATATAACAACGTATAAAGGTGGTGATCTAAATTTTGGTCGCACGTTTACCGAAAAAGAAAATATACGCAGTTTATTACCTGAAGAAGGAGATGTATTATTAGAGGGAAGATGGGGTAACTCAATTAGATTTTCCTCTACTACTAAACAAAAACAACCTAATAATCCTTGGAGTTCACAAGGAGATATTGGAATGCCTATTACTATTATAAGAAATAATCAATCCAATATAGATATAAATCCTGATCCTTGGGTTCCGGTTTATGAAGATCCTAATAATGATGGTTCATCAATTTATTTATGTGCTGGACAAGATATACCTTTAGAATTAGCTTCTAAAAATTTACAATCATTTGGGGTAACAGTAGGGGCAGCATTTAATCCTTCATTACAAATTCCAGATCCTAAATTTCCTACACCTAATCAATCACCGCAACAAGCAGATAACCTTAAAGCATAATGGCATTATATAAACCAGAATTTCCTTACCTAGGAGACCATATAATAATCAATTCAGGTAGAGTTACTCTTAACTCTAAAGATGATTCTATATTTTTATTTGCTAAAGAGGCAATTGGTTTTTCTTCTGCTGGTGTAATTAACTTTGATTGTGATGATACATTAACTATTAATGCTCCTTTAATCCATTTAGGATTAGAAACTGATATAGAAAAATTACAACCAGCTATAAAAGGAAATGATTTAGTATATTTGTTAAATAGTCTTTTATCTTCTTTACAAGATTTAGGAGAGGGTTTAGCTTATGCCACTGATAGTAATGGGATACCAATTCCATCAGTAACAATTCCTGGAGAAAATATACAAAGTGATGCTACTAATTTATTAACTCTATTAGATAAAATTAAATCTGATAAAACCTTTTTAATATAATGGCAGTACCTGCAGGATTATCTAGAATATTAAATGATGTAGCACCAAAGAGGATTAATAAGGTGTCTAAACAGATTATAAAAATTTTATTTAAAATTAATACAGTTTTAAGTGAGATTAATTCTATTGACTTTTGTAATCCTTTAGGATATATTTTAACTAAAGCTTTACCTCCTGGAGGACTTTTAGAAGGTAAACTTTTAAAATATGGAAAAGATGCTTTAGATTTTGTAAATAATTTAGGGGATAAATTAG